GTCCATGAGATTCTCTAGGGCGTCTGCGCCTTTTTCGATAATGTCAATGAAGTTCTGTCTTGCGTATTTGTAATCGCGCTCACTCTCGGACGTGGTATCTTCCGCTTTCACAACAACTTTACTAGGCGTCTCTTCACCGACAATTTCTGCATATTCAATAACTGGCTTAGTGCCTAGATGTTTTCCAATTTCGTCCATTATATCACGCTATGTCCTCTATCGTCACAATGTAATCCCAATCATCATCAAAGTTTATTTGGTTATAGCTTACTGTGTTGTTTATGTCTGTTGATGGTAGACCTGTAGATGTGAGTCCTGGTCTTGTCGCCACTCTTTCAAGTGCGGTATTCGCAGTCAACTCATTATACAGATTGGCTTTTACAAACTTGATAACCTTTTTCGTTGTCACTGGACCGAAGTAATAACCTTTCAGTGTAAACGAGAGTGTCCAAATTAACGCTCTTCTTTCATCAAACGAACCTTCATAAGTATCTTCTGTTGATATAGAAGTCAGAACAATAGGAACATCGAAATACATTTCAAGAGTGTCGACCAATTTTACAGTTGGTGTAAACTCTGGCTTGAAATAAGGAAGAATTTGTTCAAGTATCTTAGAGCCGTCTTCAGTAAACTTAGTCATGATATTCAATTGAAAATCGATGTTATAAGGTGTAGGAGTAAACTGCGTGTTATAAGAGTTGTCATCATTTGATCTAGGCATTTTGTGTCTTGCTAAATTCGTAAGCACTCTTTCGCCGTCATAAGTCATACCGATAATTTCAAAGCTAATACGAGGTAGAGTCATAGCGGGTGCAGTCAGATTTGGATCCTGCTCCAGCTTTGCAAGAAACTTCTGCATCGGTCCGTAATTCACTGGCACCTTCATTGTCTGAATGGTTGTGCCAGAGTTGTTTTTACGACTGATTGTTATGTCATTAAACAGGGTGCCAAAAATGGCAACATATCTGCGAGTCGTTTCGTTGTAAAATGGAGTAAACATTAATAGTTATCATCCCCGAATGGATTGCTTTCGCTGAAGTCAATGATACTGTCAGCGATTGTTTCAATTGTGAAGTTGTCTGCTCCAAGAAGTGAAAGCGATTCGACATTCGCAACAGCCGTATTCGCGTTAACGCCCGTTGTGCGGTATGCATTAAGAAGCGTGTCAATCTCAAGAATGCCAGTTGCGAATCTTTCGTTTGAAAATTCAAGTAGTTCACATCTTAAATCATACATCTGCAATGCGCCCATCTGATAAAAGACTGGCTTATTATCGACAAACATAACTTCGAACAATTTACGATTTAACGGAAAGTAAATCAGGTCGCCTTCGTTTGGTCGAACCATCTCATCATATAGTCCAACGTCTTGCAGAAACTTTCTTTGTGACATTGTGAATGTGACAGAATCGCGAATTTGTAAACCGAACTTAGATAGGAATTGACCATCGCCTTCAAAGCCATCGACACTCTTGACATACATTTCTACCATGTATGCCTTGTTGAAGATTGACAGATCATCTTCGTTAAGAAGGTCGTCTAACCCACCGAGAGTTCTGGGCAGATACCAAACATCTAGACCGTAAATACGAATCGTTTCGATGATCAAATCTTCTATTAAGTTTTGTTCGCCTGAGTTTGTAAAATTATTGAAATAGAAGTTCGTTGCCACATTATCATCCAATCATGTCAGTAATCGGTAAAGAATATGACGAAATCATTTCTTCTTCCAGTTTCGTAATTTCGGCAAGAGCATCGTTTAGAATGGCTTCACCATTGAACTGCACATTTCCGGGCAATGTCATGCCTGTAAACTTTGTAAGATTCGATCCCCACTGGTATTTGATTTTTGCTGTCGCATAGTTCTGTAACCAGCGGTCTTTCCAAACGTCTGCGTAAGTATTAGGATCAACAATCATGTAGCATTCTACAATGATGTAATGCCCAGTTTCAATTCTTTCCCAGTTCGTGTCAATGAAGAGTCTATTCATATGGCGATTGTAACGAATTGGCTGAGAACCAACTAACATTTTTTCCATGAACTGCAAGTTTTCCATTGACATCCAATAGTGCAATGTGTTATAATTAGCTAACTCGTAAATGTTATTCAATACAAACTGATATTGGACATTGAACATACCTGAAGATGTTGCGATGCTTGATGACAAGTCGAAGATGTTGATTGCGCCAATGATATTCTCTGGAATAGTGATGTAGCCATTTGACTTGTCTTGATCTGTCACTTGATGTTTATAGTATGTCTTCTCTGTACCATCAAAGTGGTAATCCCAATAATAGGCAAGCGCTTCATCAACACGGTCATCGACCTGATCTTGGTCTACGTTAATTTCAATGACAGGTTTACCTAGCTTGCGCAGGCACCACTCTTTAAAAGTATCTCTTGTTGTTGGTTGTGTCATAATGCTCTCCTATTGTCCATAAGTATTTATATTACAGAACACATCTCTACTTTAGAATATCAAACGGTTGTTCTGGCCAGACAATGTTGTTTGGAAAGCCTACTTGTTCGGGTAAATCTCTTAGTTGCTGTCTGTAACCAACTATGGCTGCTTTTAATTCATCTGACAACGGGAAATCTGGTAAAACATATTTGTCGGTAAGTTTCAAATATTTGTTTCGTCTTTTAATTGCTTCAGAAGCAACATCTGGTCCTTGGCGTTTTTCATAAACCCATTCACCATCAGTAAGAACCCAACCAATCTCACCGTCATGTCTTGAAGCTAAGATTTGATTATTGCCAGAATTAAATGGTATACCATCTTCTAACTCAATAATATTTACACACTGATTTGTTTGTTGATCTATGACGCATTTACGCATTAATAAACTCCAAAATAAATATTACACCAGCGCCGCCAGCTCCACCAACAGATCCTGAAGTGCTGTCAACAGTTGCAGAACCACCACCCCCTGCACCAGTATTTATACCGCCTGCCTGACCCGCGGATGTTGTTGAGGTTCTAGCAGCGCCTCTGCCACCACCACCCCAAAAACTATTTCCACCACTACCAGCTATGGCAAAACTAGCATCAAAATGGCCTGCACCTCCCTGGCCATCGCCGCCTGGGATATTAAAATCACCGCCTGTTGGAGTTCCTCCTACACCAGCTGCCGTGGCAATCCCTCCAGAAGGCTGACCGCCGCCGTTGCCTAGTGTTCCTCCAGGAGCAGATAGTTCTGCCCCTCCACCGCTAGGTGTAAATGTTGTAGTACCACCACTACCACCATCGCCACCAGAAGCTGATCCTGCTGTTCCTCCAGCCCCAATAGCAAATGTGGCATTTACCCCAATTTGTGCTGCTGTATAGTATTTGATTGCTGTTCCTCCAGCGCCTCCACCAGCACCAGCACTAGCCGCTGTAGTATCAATGCAGTCTGAACCACCACCGCCGCCGCCACCGCCAGTGGCAAATACTAAACAGTGTCTCATTCCAGTAGTTGGAGTGTATGTTCCTGTGCCAGTTGTTATAAAAGTTCTAACATTTATACCTGCAAATTTGCTAGCAAATTGTGTTTGAATGGCCGATGTGACACCATCAACAAAATTTAACTCTGCTGTTGTAGCTGTTACACCGTCCAGTTTATTCAACTCTGCTGCCGTAGCCGTGACTGCTGTTCCGCCTAGTGAGAGAATTCCAAACGACCCATCCCCAGCTTCCATAGCATTTGCTACTATCAGTGCATTCAGCGCATTCACATTTGCTGAATTTATGGTAAGTCCACCGTTATCATTAGCTCCAATAGTGATGTTTGTAACAGTCGCTCCGTTTCCACCAGTACCAATATTGATACTCTTAGCAAAACCTTCAGCTACTGCTCCAACAGAAAGGTTAGTAGTACTCGACGCAGTGCCATCATATCCAAAGTTGCCTGTTGTTGCAGCACCAGCAAAGTTAATAGTAGTTGCAGTGGTGTCAAACAATGCCATTGTTGCGCTACCAGCAACAATGCTAGTTGTAAATGTAGGCGAAGTGCCAAAAGCACTACTTACCGCAGCATTGGTTACAACTTCAGTTCTAACGTTTGCCAGTGTCTTTGGTCGTACAAATCCGTCACTACCAGTTTCTACAAAGTAGTGAGTTGCGGCAGTAGCAGTTTCTCCTTGCCCCGTTAAATTCAGCGCTGTTGGATATATATATCCACCATAATTTAATCTATTACTAGCAGTAGGTGTAGTCGCACTTGTATCGAAATACCCTGCTGCGGCGGCAGCTTGTGCGATAAGTGCTGTGCCAGAAACATCAGGTATAGTAACAGTTCTGTTTACTGTTGGAGCATTGGATAATTCTGAATAGAATGTACCAGTTGCGTTATACATTCTAAAGTTACCACCAGATGTAACTACTGCTGATAAATTGGGCGAAGTGCCGTTTTCTGCTGTCCAGAACTGTAGTTCACTACCACCAGATGTATTAACCGCAACACCACGTATTAATCCAACGTCTCCCGATCCTTGCGAACTAGCATCTCTACTACCAAATACTATTGCGCCGTATTCTTGTCCTATCGCCGTAGAAGTGTCATTTGATTCCAGACGTATTCTTGCACCGATAGAATCTGAAATTGTTGATGATACGTATATATCACTTCCTTGAATAGTAGCAACTGGAATTGTTGAACTTGTAAGTGCTGCTCCCATTTTAACAGTACCAGCAACGGTTTGCGCACCAGTTGTGGCGTTTGCATAAGATACAGTGGTGGTTGTACACGCTGTAACAGTGAATGTGCCGTTGTATCCAACTGGAGTTACCCCAGCGACTATAATCTGAGATCCGACTTGGAATGGGGCGGCTGCTTGCGCCGCAAACGTTAATGTCGCTGTGGTGCCTGTTCCACTAGCCGCGGTAGTCGCTAATGTTGTTGTTAACGATGGGACAGTAAGAACATCAGCAGCGGTATAACGATGTCCGCCCCAAGTTGACGTTATACCAGTCACAACGCCCAACGCAACTACCACCGTTGCTAACATATAAAGACCAGTGCCGCCAGTTAACAATTGATTCGTATGAGTGCCGTTCATGTATCCTGTACCACCGCCAACTAAAGTTCCAAGTGTTAAAATTGGACCAGTTGTGGCAAGAATGTCTGCACCAACGCTGAGATTTCCAGGCACTATTGCACTAGGAGTAAGTATCTTTGTGCTACCGCCGTTTGCGCTTCCTATATTGATATTCGTTGTTGATCCAGCAGCGCCGCCAGTACCGATGTTCAATGTTTTGGTTGTATCAGTAGTGGTAGCGCCAGTTGAAATATTTGTGGTGCTGGCAGCAGTGCCGTTGTAACCAAAGTCTCCAGTAGTCGAAGCGCCACCAAATGATGTTGCTGTTATAGTACCATTGACTTGTAGTGCTGTGCTAGGCGTAGTCGTCCCAATACCCACGTTACCAGAAGAGTCGATAGTCATACGTGTTGCATTGTTTGCAAAAAACTTCAAGTCATTACCTGCAGTTTGGAGAGATAAAATGCCCGCTGTAAAGTCATCTGTGGTGTCACCAAAAAGTAACCCTACTTGGCCAGTGCCATCGGATTTTATCTGGATATACTCATCGGCTGTCCCCTGTATTCTAATCTTGGATTTGGCATTAAATGCATCACCACTGTCAGTCCCGACAAGAATATTCCCTCCCGCTACATGCAACACTTCAGTGGGAGAACTTGTTCCAATGCCAACGTTGCCGTTAGCGGTGATACGCATACGTTCCGTCTGTGAGAGAGCTGCTGTCCCGACTGCACCCACCACAAATAGGAGGTCGCCAGATGACCCCAAACGAGTTGTTGTTGATGCTGTCCCAATCCCAAAGGTAGTGCCAGTAACACCCGTATCACCCGCTGTTCTTGTAAAGTATGCAGCAGAACTTCCAGTGTTAACCTCCAGCTTAGCCGAAGGGGACGTACTTCCAATCCCTACGTTGCCTGTGTTGGCAATTCGCATACTTTCGGTGCCAGACGTGTAAAATATCGTATTGATGGGTTCAAATCTAGCAACTAAGAAGTCCGTTGTATTTGTGGTGTGTCCAATAGTTCCATCATTTAATGTATCTCCGACAATCCATAGACCACCATTATTTGTGCCAAATAACTGGACAGAACCTGCACTAGTAGAACGGTCAATAAGTGTGATAGCTGGTTCAAAAGAGTTAATTGTTATACCATAATCATTATCACCATCAAAAACGTGGCCGCCGTTAATAGTAAGTTGATTATACGAGGTTGTTATATCACCAGTAGTAGTTTTTCCCGTGAATGCTTTAGCTCCAGCAATCGTTTGAGCATTAGCAGTCAAAACACCAGCAGTGGTTGAATTAGCCGCTAAAATAGTAGCGTCGGTACCAGTATCAGAATTAATTGATACTGTAGAACTATTTGATGTGAGCGAGAGGTCTGTCCCTTTGGCAACCTCAACAATGCTTTCGCTACCGCTGACATTCTTTTTGATGAATAGTTTTCCATCGTATGTATTAAGAGCAATCTCACCAAGAGCAAGGTCGCCTACGAGCGGAACTTTGCCCTGAACGGAACTTCTTTTTAACGTAATATTTGTTGACATATGCCAAAATCCATGTATAATTGCTATATAGCAGATAATAACAATGATAGAATCAGTTATATAACTTATCTATCGCTGTTGTATTTAGTATGTTCCACCATCAATGGCAGATATTGATACTGCGCCAGACGTTACGGTGAACTCATTTATATCAAAACTCGCAACACCCTTGACAGTGTTGTTAGCATTGATACCAGCAAGAGTTACGGCAGCGCCTTCTCCTGTTCCAGATACTGACAATCCTGTACCAGCGGTAACACCGACAGTCGCAACATAATCTCCGCTGGTGTCAGTTCCAAGAGCGACCGAGTTGGCTTGAATTGTTGTTGTAATCGAAACGTTAGCAGAACCATCGAATGATACAGAACCAGCAACATCTCCAGCCAGAGTAATTGTTCTTGCTGTTTGGAGCGTAGTTGCTGTTGAAGCGTTGCCTGTCAAAGAAGCAGTGATTGTTCCCGCAGCAAAGTTACCAGAAGCATCTCTAAACACAGTTGTGGAAACCGTATTCGCATTTGTTGCATTCGAATTGATTGTGTATGCAGTGCCTTCACCAGCAGTTCCAGTGATGGTTAATCCGTTACCAGACACTGCAACTGATCCTGCATAGTTTCCAGTCGTATCAGTTCCGAGAGCGACGGAGTTCGCTTGGATCGTGGTACTGATTGTTACGTTAGCAGAGCCATCAAATGATACAGAACCCACAACATCACCTGACAGCGCAATTGTTCTCGCTGTATTCAGCGCTAGGGCTGTATTCGCGATGCCTTGTAGTGTTCCGATAAAGTTGTTGGCGCGCATATCTGCTAAAGCAAATGATGCATGTGCGGTATCAATGAAGACTGATAAATCAGGTTCTGGTGTATAGTTTTTGAATACCTTAAATACACCATCAGTAGCATCTCTAAAGAAACCAGCGTGAGCATATGTTCCATCGTTATATCCCGCAGCGAAACCTAGATCAGGATTAGCATTCGATTGACCTCTCGCTGTTCCGCCAGAAACAAAAGTATCTGTTACAGAACTTGCAATTGTAAATGATGTGCTATTTGCAGCAATGACCGCAGCCCCAGTATTATTGAATGACGATGGCGTCATTCCTGTTATAATAACATTAAATCCAACTTGGTAGTTGTTTGTTGAGGTCGTATATACTACGTTTGCGCCATTACCGACAGCATTTGTGATTGTTTCTAATGCTCCTTGATTCAAGAAGATCATGTTATCTGTAATAGATAGATTCTGCGCAGTAATTGTGGTGCTAGTTCCACCTACAGAAAAGTTGCCGTCAATTGTGAGATCACCATTAAACAAACCATTGTTAAATTGAACGTTTGCGGTTGTTGCTACACTTTGACCAATCGCAATTGTTGGTGTTGCGCTCTCGCCAGAATTGTTTGAAAGAGTTACGCCAGTGCCAGCAACAAGACTCGCAACATAGTCGCCCGTTGTGTCAGCTCCAAGAGCGACAGAGTTTGCGGCAATTGTTGTGCTGATAGTCACGTTACCAAGATTTGTCATGGTAGCAGAACCAGTCACATCACCTGACAATGTGATGACAGGATCAGCAACATCAAAGTTTAGAACACCCGCTCCATCGCCACCATCTGTGTATGTTACAGTGATACCATTCTGAGTGCCAGTAAGCATTCCACCGACAGTATCTTGAACTGCTTCAGCAAAATCGTTTACTTGTGAAGCAGGAATAGAAATGGTATTGGCAGCCGCTGCTGTGATACGACCTTGTTGATCGACAGTGAATGTCACAGTTGCGGTTGCAGAACCGTATGTGTTTGGCGTGACTGCGGTGTTATCGAGGTTGATTGTAATCGTGTTGTCAGTGGCTGCGGATGTTAATCCCGTGCCGCCCGCAATCGTAAGAGTGTCGCTTATAAGTGAAACACCATCGGTGCCAGTGTCGCCAGCAATAGTCAGAACTGTAGCAATGTTTGCTGATCCTGCCGCAGTCAAGCGACCTTGCTGATCGACTGTGAATGTTGCGATGGAAGTTGTGTTGCCGTATGATCCAGGAGTTACCGCAGTGTTGTCAAGATTCATCGTGACCGTGTTACTTGTCACTACAGAAGTTAATCCTGTGCCACCTGCAAAGTTAAGTGTCTCATTTAAAAGAGTAATAGTATCTGTGCCGCTATCGCCAGAAATATTCAGATTGGCGCTGAACGTTGATTCAAGATAGCTGAGAGTAACGGCATGTGTGTTTGCTGTTGGATTTGCTAGGTTAATAATCTGCGCGGAAGAAGCATCAATAGCGCCTGTGCCATTAGGGTTTAGTGTGATATTGCCGTTCGTATTGGTAGAAGATATTTCATTGCCGTTGATGGTAATGTTATCGACATTTAAGATATCGATCTTGTTATTTGCATCAACAATAAGAGCGGTGTTAGCAGTCAGCGTCCCTGGAACATGACTCAATTTGTCAGTGAAATATTTGCCGCCAATAACAGCGATGTTAGCAGCAACACCGCCTGTTTCTGTTCCTGTACCAATATAAAGACGATCACCGCCGTTAGACTGTGTTCCGCCTAGAAATGAGTAACCCATTTCGCCTTGTGCAAGTGCGCCAGGAGAACCCCCAGAACCAGATCGTTTTACCCGAATAATTGTCATTAGAAGAATCCTCCATTAACTTCGATATTTGCGTTATCAATGGAGGTTCTAGCTCTCCAAGTCTGCGTTGATTGTTCATAAATTAATAGGGAACCGTCTTGTAAATTCCCTTCAACGACATCTGTAAGATCGCCCACACTAAAATTACTTGTACTTACCTGATAATTCGAGACTAAAATGTTTTGCTGAGGAGTTACCTTAGCAGATGTTTGTATTCCTTGAACGACTGTGGCTTTTATGTTCATATTAGATTCTCGTCATTCCTGGAGTTACAGTAACGATGCCCTCAACAACTCTCGTAATCGTGCCACCAGAAGATGTGATTTCTACATCATACAAATATCTTCCTGGTTCAAGTGCAGCGGTTGTTGTGGCATTCAGAATAAGGTTAATCTTTCCAGTCGCACCGGTATTTGATGTGGTAAAAGTTGTTGCTGCGGAAGAGTTGTAGTTCTTTCTCATTTGCGCTGCTACAGTATATCCCGTAAGATTGAAAACAGCATCATTTGCGTCGGTAAGATCAATCGTGGCACTAAAACTAGTACCCTGATCGATAACTAAATTTGCCTTAATAGCCATAGAAAAATCTCCTTACATCTATGGTTATTTATACTAATAAGAAACATTACTCAGGTTTTACAGGCCAGATAATATCATTTGGGAACCCTAATTGATCTGTAATATCAAGAAGTTCACGGCGATAATTTGACCACGCCTGTTGTTGTTCTGGTGTAAGGTCTGCCCAACGAAGCGGATTGCTAACAATAGGATCAACTACTCTTGTAAGAAGATTGTTTCTTTCATAGCGAACTAGTTCTGCCGCTTTTTGATCAAGTTCGGCTTGTGTTGGAGGAATATATACAATTGTGAGTGGATCAGTATCCATTCTAATATAAAGTTCTGCCACATCAAAGTTTGCGCCAGTGTCATTCGGATCACATGTGAATGGGATCCATCCATATGTGGGATGATTGATTTCACAGTCAATCATTGTATTATTAATATGTTTTGCGTTACGATATTCCATTATGATACCCTTAAAAATAATGCGCCATTTGTGTTTCGGTCTCCGCCGTTAGTCGATCCCGCCAATGCTTTCCATGTGCCACTCGGTACAGTGAGTCTGTACCCTCTTAGAGCAGGACCACCATCTAGCATATTAAAGTGCATATATGAAAAATTTGAACCTGCATAGTTAGTATTGCGGTTAAATTCAAAACTATCCGAATTAGCTAAAAGTATTGCGTATGTACCAACAGCACCAGATGTCAAATCAGCAGTAGCGGCACCAACTTGCGCTGCTGTTGGTGCAGGAACTTGAGCATCGATAGCTTGCGCTACACTCAAAGGTGTCATAAGTACAGTGTTAACCGTTCCAGCTTGGGCTTGTGCTTGTGTTGCGATTGCGGTCACTGCTGTACCACCAAGAGTTAATGATGGTGTAGTTACAGTTCCAGTGAATGTTGGACTTGCAAGAGGCGCTTTTGCGTCAAGTGCAGTTTGCAGTCCGTCCACATTTGCGATGATATGATTATGGCTGTCATCGTCAACTGCAACCGTCATCGACACGTTAGCTGATCCGTCAAATGATACGCTACCTGAAACGTCTCCCGCAAGAGTGATTGTTCTAGCTGTAGCTAAAGATGTTGCGGTTGAGGCGTTGCCCGACAAAGTACCTGTAATTGTACTCGTAAAAGTCTTCGCTCCAGAAATCTCTTGTGAGTTCGCTGTTATGAGTCCCGCAACAGTAGTGTTAGCTGCTGGAATAGTTGCGCTTGTTCCAGTTGAAGATGTGATTGTGCCGCCGTTTGAACCTGTTGTATATCCAAGATTAGTATTCGCAGCCGCAATCGATATCGAACCTGTTCCGTTTGTGATAGTCACATTCTGACCAGCAGTCAAGGTAGCTTTCGTTAATGTGTTGCCTGTTGTGTTGCCGATTAGCAGTTGTCCGTTTGTGTACGTAGTCTGACCAGTACCTCCATTATCTACACCGAGTGTACCAGATACGTGTGTAGCCAAGCCGATCTTACCATAAGAAGGTGCTATACCTACGCCACCAGAGATCAGCGCGTTGCCTGTAGCAACGTCAGCGAGTTTGCTGAGTGTTGCGGAGCCAGATGCGAATAGGATGTCACCGACAGCATAGGAAGAGATGCCAGTGCCACCATCAGCAACAGCAAGGTCGGTAATGCCAGTGATACTGCCTCCAGTAATGCTCACCGAAGATGCAGCCTGCGTAGACATTGTGCCAAGACCGGTAATGTCTGTATTAGGAATGGTAGCAGATGCGGTCAAAGCAGTTGTTCCTGCACCTTTCACATATCCAGTTAAAGTGGTAGCTCCAGTGCCTCCTCTGTTGACTGCAATCGTTGTTGCGTTCCAAGTACCGGATGTAAGTGTTCCAACAGAAGTCAGACTTGATCCAGTTACGCCACTTCCCAATGTTGTAGAACTAAGAACTGTTGTGCCGTTAATCTCATAAACTTTACCAGTCAGCAGATTGAAGTCTTCTGATGATGTCCAAGCACCTGTAGCATTTACCCAGTTGAAAGTTTTATCGACATCAGCACCAGCTTTCAGAGTGATACCGCCGCCATCTGCGGTAGTGTTGTTTGCCACCGCTACAGAACCCAGTTCAATATTCTTATCATCAACTGCCAAAGTAGTTGAATTGAGTGTTGTCGTAGTGCCATTTACGATCAGGTCGCCAGCAATTGTCACATCATCTGAGAAGGTTGTATTGCCCGTTACTGTCATCAATCCAGAAATAGTAGTATTGCCCGTTACCGACATTATTCCAGAGATAGCAGCGTTGCCAGTTACGGACATCGCTCCAGAAATAGTAGTATTTCCACCGACTCTTAACTGTTTCGCAAGACCTAGTCCGCCCGAGACGATCAAAGCGCCTGTGGTCGTTGTTGTCGAATCTGTAGCGTTGCTTATAGTGATTGCGCTTGCAGTAGTTGCGCCACGACTGGTAACACTTGAAAGTGTACCATTGCTTGATATGAGAATCGCGTCACTTGCAGCATCAACATCGATATTGATATCTGTACCGCTTACTAAAGTTAGTGTGTCGTTATATGCTTCCGCGGCAGCACTACCAGTTGCAGCCCAAGTGTATTCTGTGTCGGTATCATCAACTGTGAATGTTCTGAATGCTAGATATCTGTTGTCAAGGTTTGTAGAAGATGCTGTTGCCGTCTGCACATGTCCGAATGTGTCAAATGTTAGCGCTAAGTCTTGAAGAACTGTACCATCTGTGGTATTGATGCTGACATCCGCAACAGAAGAAGTGTCAGTATGCGCAATTGTTGCAGAAGAACCTTCGCCAGGAGTGTGTGTTACAGTGATGCCTCCACCAGCGGTCACGCCAGACATATAGTTGCCAGTTGTATCAGTGCCTAGCGCGACTGAGTTTGGTTGAATATTCGCTGCAAACGAGATAGTTCCGCTTGTAAGATCAGTAAGAGTCACGCTTCCTGTTCCTGTAACATCTCCTCCCACAAGTGTCACTGTCACAACTGGATCTGGTTTGTTTTGAACGCTTGTCCAATCGGTGTTGCCTACAAAGTTGTTTGCAGTGATGGTTCTGTATATGTTTGTCGAATTGCCAATATCAAAAGCATTGTTTGAATTTGGCAAAATTGAGTTGACAATCTTTGCATTTAGTGTTACAATATCTGTAGTCGTATCACCAAGAACAGTATTTCCATTTACAGTTAGGATGCTAGAAACTGTTGATGTTGTTGAAATTGAGTTGTTGACTGTGAAATCTGCATTTGTTGCTAGATTTGTTGTACCCTGGACAGTCAAATTTCCTGAAATAACAATATTTTGTCCGAAAGATGTGTTGCCTGAAAGAGTAGAAGTTCCATTTACTATCAGCGCGTTTGTGATAGTTGCTGATTCGAGTGTAGCCAGTCCAGATGTTCCGAATGTTCCAGTGACATTCGCGCCAACAAGAGTTGTTTCAATTCTCGCAACATTGTTTGAATAAAGAATTACTCCAGCATCTTCGGTCGCAACAATCATGTTTTCTGTATTTGCAGCATTCATAACTCTGAAAGTGCTTGCATCTACAATAAGTTCGCCAGTTCCAGCGTCTTTGATATAGCTGTTTAATCCGTCATGGAAAATCTGAAGGTCATCTCCAGTACCAATCAATAGATAATCGCTATCTTGTAAATCAACATTTGCGTTAAACGTTGCAGTGGTTACGACATTCATGGAATTGATTGTCGCAAGTCCACTTGTGCTTAGAGTAGCAGTGCCGACATGAGTAGCGGCGACATTCGCAGCCGATACGACATTCGTTACCGATAGATTCGCGCTTACCGTGGTGTTGCCCGTGACAGAAAGAGTGTTATTGGCTGATGTGAATACGAAGTTTGCGCTATCAACAATCTCACCAGCAGTGCCCACAAACGGCACCCGAGTTGCAGTCAAGTCGCGAACCATAAGCGATGCTGTGTTTGCTTGTGAGTTGATAGTCAGAACATTCGAAACAACCGCGCTATTCGCAACGGCTGCATCTTTCACATAAAGATTTAACCAGTTCGCTGCAACAGAACCAAGATCGTATGTCGTATTAGCTCCAGGGTGAATACCAGTGGTGTTAGCTGACATGACCATTGTATTCGCGTCTGCGCTTGTGCTAAGAAGAACATTCAAGGTTGGATAAGAAGTATTGGCGCTCAAAACTCTAAATGTTCTTGCGCCAAGACCTTTTAGAACCATTTGACCTTCAGCTTCAATATCAGTATCAGCCCAAACATAAGTCGTGTGAACATTGCCCCAAGGCTTTGCATTAGACCCCAAGTCAACTGTGGTCGCAGACGGCAAAATATCTTCGTCAACATAACCAAGAATAGATACGGTATCATCAATTGTCGCACCGAGTGTGACATTATTGTTGAAAAATGTTTCTG